ATCTCAAATACTTGAGATACTCACGGATACTAAATAATGTATCCATCATCAAGCCATGATCGTTATCAACATCATCAAAGTAGTCAACATAAAGCGTATATGTAGAACGCTGTTCATTCTTAGCACGTTCAGCATTGTTGTTTTGCCCTGCTGATACGATAATTTGAGGATACTCATTACTATCAACTGCATTTAAGTCAAATACAGGGGCATCCGTGATAATCTCTAACGTTCTAATTGCTGATTGCAGCATGTCATGTTGTGGTGAAATCAATTAATCACCTACTTTATAGATTTTTTAATAATTTCATCTGAATACTTATCTACATCAAGAACCATCCCTGAATCATGCATTACATGATGTGCAGGATAATTTTTATTCTTCAATCCATATTCGAAAGCCTGGATATACTCATATCCGTCTTTAGATTCAGCATTAGCATAAATATCAGACTTCATACCGTCTTTACTTGAATGCTTGTCCACCGACTTCCACAAATTACCATGACCAACGTAGCCAGATTTCGAGTGATACTGCCGCTCCTTAATTAACTTTTGAGCGCCGTCAACTTCATCGTTAGCTATCTTGTTAATTGCCTTAGGAATGTTCTTCTTCAATCTTGCCTTGTCCTGGAGGACTAGCTTGGCTAAATCTTCGTTGCCGGAATCTTTTAATAATTTAGCCATTGCAGTTAAATCATCGCTGAAATTATCCTGGGCTTGAACTCTAACAACAGGCACATGTTCATTATCCCAACTCATGAATTGACCTCGGTTCCAACCACATAAAATGTAGTTCTGCTCTTATGATGTCTAACTTGTTTAACAGAATACTTTGGAGATTGCTTCTTTTCATCGTATTCTCCACTAAATGCAATATAATCTGCTTTTTCAGGACAATTCAATCTAATTACCCATGATTTGTCATATTGCTTTCCTACAACGTTAATTTGTGCCTGAGAGCCATTTAATTCAGTAACTCTTGCACCATAAAATTTCGTATCCACTAGTTTTTTAGTATGATCAAGCACATCTTTATGAGGAGTATCAACTTTTCTAATTAAATAAATTACTGGTCTAATCAAATGTCATGACACCTCCACGATGGTTATTTTCTTCCAGGCTATCCTTGTATTGATTAAGCAAATCCAAGAATGGAGATAAGTCAGTATCATTGAATGTCAAAGACATCCCTTCTTCAGATACAGACTTGGTACCTTCATAGTTCTCTTTAGTAATAGCATTCTGAGTCATCTTCTGAACAATTACAGCCAGCTTAGAATCAATCTCATCAATATCTAAATACAATTTGATTTCATCGATAGCATTTTCGATATAAATTTTGACCTGCTCAATCCGTGGATCATCATCTTTAAAAAAATTCAGAGTTTCAATGTTGCTTAGAACTTTATCAGTGACACTTTTGCCATTTTCATCGTTCAAGAAATCACCTCTATTCAGCCGAAATAATAGCGCCATCAGCCGTTGCATCAGATTTTACTTTACTCGGTGTATTAGGCTTTTGGCGTTTCTTTACTCGCCTTAGTATTGATTTTTGTAACAACATATTTAGGATCAATCTTAAATTTATAAGCTACAACACCGATATTTCTTGGATCAGATACTAACTTGTAACATGCTTTTGTGGCATCTTCTAGTTTATTAACAGTCATACCAGCATAAGGAGTAGTTACATCCCATCCTAATCCATTAACGTGCATGGATACGATACGGCGGTTAATCAAGGCATCTTGACCACCTTTGCCAAGCGCATCACGAACGACTTCAACAGCATTCTTACTTGCTGGAGCGGTTGAGTATCTAATTGCACCAGGAGCATTGATATACATTGTTGTTGTACCGTCGGCTTCTAGTTCAATAGAATCATCTTCAGTGATTGGAATTCCGTTATATGTTTGGATATCTGTTCCACCCACGGATGGTTGAACATCAGAGATTAGATTTTGTTCACGCATAGCCAAAATAGTAGCTGAATTGGCATTGATTCTATTTAATGATGGAGTTGCTACATCCCCCATTCTTGCAAGTGCTGCAAGATAATCGCCTGCTGATAAGTCCTTAGGCGTATCAAATCCATAAGATTTGGCTTCTAGCATATCATCAAGTAGAAATGCATTTTTCAATAGAGCTAAAATAAATCTCTCATCTTGATTGTTCCAATAATTTGAGAATCTTGAAGCAACACGTGCAGCGACTGGAGCACCTGAAACTTGTTGACCGAAGTCAGTTTGTCCAAATGCTTTAGCTTGATACATCTTAATGGCATTGTGTTGATCACTAGTAATACTTTCTACTTTGATATCATCCGTGTCGTTCCAGTCTTGTGGATCACCGTCCAAATCGTTAAGTACTGGAATATTCATCAATTGTCCAGGGTCTTGAAGATGAGCACCCATTTCATCATCAGATGTGATAATACCGCTTGTAAGAAGACGGTTTGTTTGAGTTGAATCATTATTGATGTATTGTGCCCAAAGTTCAGGAACAACTAATTGACCTAAAAATGTAGCACCGTCAAATTGTGGCATTTAAATTTCCTTCTTTCTATTTGTTTAAATAATCTTTCTTAATCAAATCAGGATTTTCAGTATAGAGCTTAGTTAATTCATCCAGACTCATCTTATTAATATCATCTTTACTAAGTCCTACTGATGCTGAATCTCCTGAAGATACTTGAGGAGTGCTTGAACCTTTTAGACGTTTCTCAACACTTTCTTGCACAGCATTATCGAATTCAGTTTTGACACTTTCAAGATTTTGCTGAGTTTCGTCATCGTTAGATCCAACAAATAATTTGGCAAATGATTGTGGCAATCCTTTTTCAGCAGCGAAGTTACTAGCATGCTCAACTAATACACGATGTTCATTCTCTGACTTCAATTCAGCAAGTTGCTTTTTGAGTTCGGCAGTTTCAGCATCACTCTTTTCTTTATCAGTCATGTTAGCCTCAGCATCATGCTTAGCAATCGCATCCTTAATCTTGTCAGGAATCGAATTAACTTGTTCAGTTAAATTCTTGATAGTTTCATCAGCTCTAGCTTTTTCTTTAGCCTTGCTAGCACTAACCAATTGATTGACTTTCTCTTGTTGCTTGTCATCAAAAGTTACCTCTTCAATTCCATTTTGATTGTTTGCTGGTTCTTTATTATCATTAGGGTTCATGAGTTTTCCTCCCGTTTTAAGCTCGTCAGCTTTAATATCCGTTTAAAGTCCGTCGACTAATCCCATGGCTCTTTTACGCCTGACACACGTTTGAAGGCATTAAAAAAGACGGCTGCTAACCGTCTATAATCTAGCTAATTCAGCTGTTACATCGTGATCACTTGTATCCCAATCATCATCGTCGCTAATTTCAATAATTGTACATTGGCAATTTAGATGCATTAACGGAAAATTAACACCTTCAATAGCATCTTGAACATAAAATATATGGCCATCCAAGTCAGCACAATCCTTACAAGTGTTTGGAGCTTCCAAGGAAATATATTCATATCGTTTGACGTGCCTTGCTTGAAGATCCTGAAGCCTAGTTCTGTTCATTGCTTGAGCGGTAGCAGTTCGAATCATTCCGGCAGCTCTTCCCATCTGTCCATGAGTTTCCTTCTTGCCACCGGTCAATATGTCTGATATTTCATTCTTCCAATTAAGCGAATCTTTTGGTGACTTTGCCGCCTTTTCTGCGACCTGTCGAACTCTTCTAAGAGTCTTGGCTGTTTGCCTATCGATTGAAGAAAACATGTCAGAATCAACATGGCTATCCAATACTGCATTTTTAGTTGACTTGTATAAAATTGCATCGACATTCTTACTTTGCTCAGAAATATGCTGATTTCTTCTAATAATTTTATTGGCTTCACTGTAGTCTTTAGCATCAACTACATCAGGAACATTTTCGGTAGAAACACCTAAGTGAATCTTCTGTGCCATCGATTGTCTAACAATGTCTTGAGTGACTTTGGCCATTAACATATCTCCATCAGTCTTCAAAGCATTGCCAGTAAAAGCAATCTTAATCAATTTCTGATCATCAACACTAGCATTATAGAATGTATCTTTGAGTTCATTAATAAAATCAGTAATCTCTTCAACACTGGCTTTTGTACTCCATGACTTGTTAGCACCAATAAATGCGTCAACATCATTGATTACCTTAGATTGAGTATCTTGATACATCTTTTCTATTTCAAGTACTCGTTCATCCTGTTTGCCGTAGATCTTTTGAGCAATCTTAATCGCTTGTTTCTTGGTCAGTCTCATTATCATCTACTCCATTATTAGTACCATGATTACTATTAGAATCATCACCAGTTGGCACATCTGAATTATCGGTGTTGGATTCTACAGGTTTTCTATTAAATACTTGACTTAATGGATTATTTTTCTCCTCTTCAGCCGTTTGATCTTCAATTCGAACCTTTTCAGCATCAGCATTGACACCTGTTATTGGCTGAATTTGTTCACGAACTGTTTGATCAGAAACTTTACCAGAATTAACTAATGCAGTTACATTTTGCATAATTTCGGCATCATTCTTAGGCAAGTTAGGCGTATAAATTGGAGTAATATTCTCAACTAAATCAGCACTAGAGATTTCGCCCAATTTATTCCAATAATTTCCAAGTAATCTCAAGCGCCGCATGATTCCACGTGTATATAGTGATTCTTGGTTAGCACGTTCCTGGTCATTCCCCCAAAGTTTATAAGTCATTGCTACACCTGATGCATTAGATGCAAAGTTTTCATCTGATGTGTCAGGTGTATTTGTATCTTTATGAACTTCCATGTTCAGTGCATCGATATAAGTCTTCCAGCCATCAGAATTCAATTCTTTAGTTAAGAATTTAACATCTGGTTGAATAACTTGAGGAGATGAATTAATGCCGTCATTTTTAACGATTGCCGGTTTAAGCCACATTTTACTTTGATGAGCATCAACGTTGGGCTTTTGCTTATAAAGAATATTTCCCTCTTCATCCTTTAATGGCTGACCATCGGCACCAATCCATGGAACTTTAGGAACATCAATATCACCAGTAATGATCATCATTGCATTGCTAAAATCCTCTTGAGAGTTAGCCATTTCGGATTTAGATTTATCAATTGAATCAATCGTATCTAACTTGAATTCCCAATCTCCCATGCGTTCATCATTATTGATGTATTCAGTAAGTGGGACAGCTTCAAATGAGTGTTCTTCTTGCTTACTTAAAATGAGTTGACCATCAAAATTTGAAGTTGGTTTGTAATAGTAAATTTTGTCATTCGTATAAATAACTGTGTACCAGTAGTCTTGTTCATTGAACTTAACATTATAGTAATAAACTCCAAATAATGAATGTTGTTCAATTGTAGAATCATAAACTATAAATGCATTAGAAGGGTCTACAGGCTTTATAGCTACATCATTGGTACTTTTACGAACATACATCAATTCGTAAGCACGTCCCATTATAGAAAGGTTCTTGCCCATAATTTTTTCATGATATTCTTCATCATTTTTAGAATTGAACTCTTCAATCTTGTCATTGAGTTTTTCTTCATCTGCTTTGCTATCCGTACTCTGATCCGAATATTGAAATTTAATTGGATTACCAAATCTATAGCCAGTTTTGATTGAGGTAATGAAATGAGCAAAACCGCTGGCAATCCGGTTATCAGCCCTTTTAGGTGATTTATGACTATCCCAATAATGGATATCATTATCGCCAATGTAATATCGATAAAGTGTTAATAGCCTTGGCACTTGGAGAGTTTGATGTTTCTCAATGAACCTAGTGGCAAGCTCTCCCAATTTATTCGGGTCGTTCTTAATTACTTCAAACAAATCAGCCGGCATCTTATATTCTTTATTCGAATCCAATGAGAAACGTCTGCCGCTTAACATGTGAATTGTTCTTCTATTTGGATAAGGCAGACTGGAATAATATGCTATTTGATTATCTTCCATCGTCATCTAATCACTCTCCTTTCATTTAAAATCCCAAACTATCTAAATAATTAGCTTGGTCATTGATTGATGGTGCCTGGTCAACTGATTGCATTGCCATGATTGACTCCGCAACACCGGTTAAAGCATCCGAAGCATCATCATGTAGGTTCTTTCCAGCACGTTGATATTTTTTAATCGCATCAAAAAAGACTGGAAATCTAGAACTCCAGTCTTCCGGATAGTGTACATGTTCTTCTATCCAACTCGAATTGGACAATATTCGAGCATCTTTGTTTTGACCATTGTGGAACCATTTGATAATTGTTCGATTAGTTCCGTACTCATTTTTTAATTTGCTATCGACTTGACGGGCAAAACCTTTACCACCGTTATTTGATTCGATTCGTGCCAGGTTAACATGATTGCGGTAATAGCTTTCTGTCACTAGCGATTCAGTGACTTCCATGGGTTCCTGTGTCATTACTACATCTAATAAATAAGGCTCTTTTTGATACATTCCATAAACGATTGATACTAGGTAATCGCTACCCTCATCAGCCGTATCACAATAGGCATAAATACCGCTAAAATTTGGTTGTTTCGTGTAAGTATTGAACTTCTGATACAAGGCGCCTTTTAAATCAATTGGCTCTTGCTGATAGTTAGCTGCTGCAATCTCTGGACTCATAACAGATATCTTTTGTTTGTATTCATCATAAGATAGAACATCATCACACAACATTGTTCCATCGTCCTGCAAGGCTTTCATATTGATGTGTTTGACTTTGTATCCAGCTTTCGGCATCTCGGTCAGCACTCTTCCAGCAAGGTCACCACTGGCCCAACGTGTCATGATAATCAATACTTTGCCGCCCTTTTCTAAACGGGAAAGCATCGTATCAACATACCAACTATAGATATCATTCAGCCGATTAGCATTATTAGCTTCTTGAGCTGATTTAATAACATCATCGATAATAATCAAGTCAGCACCAAACCCGGTAGCAGTACCACTAGGTGACGTCGCTAAATAATTATTAACTGGATTGCCTTCGAGGCTCCACATGTTCATAGCAGCATCCCCATATTTAATATGAGTTTCGGGAAAAATGTCATTGTAAACAAGAATGCTATCATCAGCCTTAACCTCTTGAATCGTATTACGAACCGACTTACTAAATACAGTGGATAATGTCTCATTATATGAGCCCGTCATGATTCTTTCTGAATTGTCTCTCCCCAGGATCCACTCAACAAAATTGGTAGCTGTTAAAGACTTCCCATGTCTCGGTGGTTCATTTACTACAAGCACTTGATCATCACTTGATAAAAATTCTTCTAGATCATTACATAGATCAACAAGATATTTTCGATTAGGTTTATAAAAGTCGGGCATCCTTAATCTACAAAAATCAAAGAAATGGCGCCGTGCTAATTCAATTTGTGCACCACGTCTGATCCAATCACTTCTGTTCATGAGCAATCTTCTTTAATTCCGCATCTGTTAACTTAGCATAAGGATTATGTACACCAATGCCACCAGATAGCTCAGTTTCATGTTTATCACGCCATTGCTCCGGCTTACGATTCTTTAGCCAGAATATTGCGGCGGTCGTATCCGGCGGAACTTCTTTTTCAACAACACCTAATTTGATTCTTCTAGTAGTCTTCACACCTTTAATAGCAGCATCTTCTACTTCTTGTTTAGAAGCATCTGGATGTTTCAACTTCCATTTATTAGCGTAGTCACGTCTTCTGACTTTAATTAATTCATCGTCAACCGCAACTACTTTATATTGTGTCTCTGTGGCCGTAAAACCCTTAGCACGCTTGAATAGTGCATTCTCAATTTCACGATCAACAACGGATTTTCCCTTTTTTAGGGTGTCCGAAATGTCCGAATACTTCCTTTTCCAGAGTGAAAGTGTCGAACGGCTTATACCAATATTGTGTGCAATTTGTTCATCAGTTAAGCCATCCCTTGCCCAACCTTCTAATTGAATTAATCCTTCCGGAGTTGTCCACTTGTCAATTTCAGACTTAGCCAATATCATCATCTACTTTCTTGGCTTAGGCTTAGATTTAACTTTCTTTTTGTGCTTTAATTCTCTATCAATATCACCAATCATTTTTGCTTCCATTGATGTCATCCAGCCAGCTTTTGTATTAATCATTAAATGCACCTACAATCTTATCTCTGCCAATTTTGTCAGTTAAATAGCAAACATCTCCATTTGACAATGTTAATTGATAAAGGTCGTCATTTTCCGGTAATGAATTAATGGATAAAATCAAATGAGGATTGACTAGTATTTCATCATAGTTATATCCATCTTGTGATTCTGATTCCGTATAAACTGTTATTTTAATCATGATCTCGCCACTTTCTAAAAAATTTATCACTGGCCTTCTTAGCTTTATGATCATCAATAATAGCAATTATTCCAGCAACTCCATAAATCACAATAACCAAGCCCGTCATGATTAATATTGGGCTAAATACTTGCCACCACGACCAAGACTGAAGATGTCCAAAAACTTTAGCTGTGACAAATATAAGTGTCAAAACATATATAAACCACCAATTATTTGATTCGTTTTTATTTTTCATCTTCAACTACCTCCCAATCGTTCGAAAGCATATCTGCCTGACTTGCTAACCAACCTAATTGAAGTTGATTTGATGTTGTCTTGATTGCCAACAAGTCAGGCAAACTAATGTCACTTTTGCCAATGAAGTGTGAAAGAATATCATCATCAGGATCATCATCCGTCCAATAATCACTCATCCATGCTGAATACGCCGTTTGAATATTTTCGCCGTGAATTAAAAAGATAAATTGATTTTTACCATTCCAATTTCTACGTTTCAATTTCTTGCCTTGCTTCAATTGTTCTAGTGCTTCACTAAATGTCATTGCTGTTTCTCCTTAGATATTTAAATTTGTTTGTTCGTACTCTTCCGGTTTTGTAGCAAATGTCATAACTACTGGAATTGTTTTAATGTCATCAAGTGTTAGGTTTAATCCTTGTTGAACACGCTTGAAATGACGTGGTGCCTTGTTTTGCAAAACGTAAAACAAAAAGCCTGGATCTTCTCCAGACTTACTCATTACACACGCATATTTTTCTTCGACCCTACCACTGGATTTCAGCATACCTATCTGACCCCGAGTCGCTGACATCTGAACTACTATCGTTCCCCGGGGATATACTTTTTTGATTTAGCACGCTCAACATCAGCTACATCTTTAAGTTTTAATTGATTAGCTATGTCACCAAATTGAGATGGCCCAGGCTTATGACTTCGGTCAATCTTCATCGGTTTCTTCTCCATTGGCAAGATTGTAGGAACAAATTTAACATCGTCTAATTCATTTTCAATATGATCAATAGCTGGTTCTTCCCATTTTAATATGCCAAATTCTTTTTCAACGGCTTCTGTATGGGGCATCACATTAATATTTGAATAACACATAAAGTCATCTTTAGCATTTTGGACGAAATAGACCTGTTTAGCAGTTCTTTCCAACGTGTCACCATGCACAACAATGCAATTCATCCCTCTAATTGCTACATTGTGCAACAAGTAAGGAATAACATTATCAGCCATTTCATCAGCACGATAAAAATAATTGTGTGGTGCATATGATAGTGGCGTTTCTTGTATCTGGTCATTTTTCCATTTTTGAATTAGTAATGAACCAGTTCCAGCCGTTGGATCATAAGCAGAATAACCACCATGGCCTTCTTCAGTTTGAGTAAGTTTGGCCAAGATAGTTGCAACTGCATCTGGTGTATAATCTTGCTTATTTGTCTTACGTTCTGCCGAATACTCTTCAAAATATTGCCTGAACGTATCAACATAAACATCAGAGTCAATCCGTAACAACTTTTGATAAAATTCTTCACGCTCATCAGGCTTAAACAAAATATCACGAAGAAACTTTTCAAATTCAGCATGCTGCTTAACACCAGCAACTTTATAAAATTGGTCTCTGCTTATTCCCATGAATTTCTCCTTTTAATGCAAAATAAAAAGCCGATAGATTAATATCTATCAGCTAGTGGCGTACTAAGTACGCGTTCAATTTTAATATAGCGTGTCCAGGGTTCGAACCTGAACTCAAGAGCAAAAGCTCTTAGCTTCCCAGCCATTCACGCTACTTATAATGATTAGCCTTAGCGGTCACACGTCTGCTCCCCTCATCATCACGATGTCAACCAACGTACGAATAGTTGGTATAAGTTTCACGGCTAATCTAAGCGGATATCTGGAGTCGAACCAGAATATTAATTGAATAATAAAGTTTTGGTTTCGAAAGGAGTCATTTATGAAAGTAATCGGTAACTTAGAATCTATGTCTGTATCCATGGGGAAAATCTACGTTTGAAATATGTATCCGATACTATCCGCATAGCAATGACCAGCTTTATCATCACTGATCATATGAGAGTTAAAACAGCTGTTTAACGTCTGCCAGGACGATTGTTATTTGTTGTGGACCTTGGTTTGATTAGTTGTCCTTCTATTATTTGCTCCTTTTGTGTATCGGTAGAGTAACCGCTCTCTTGATTTCTTAACAATATCAATATATAACCAAATATAGTCGTTTGTCTTACGCTCTTTTTTCGTCACTATTTCGCCAATCGACCGCCGTTTCACCGGTTTCCAAAACTTGTAAATCTTCAAAATCGATAAAAGCATCTGCAAAATACAAAAGGGCTTTATTTTTACTATCGTTGTACGCTGTCGACTCTAATCCAATCTTGTCCATAGTTTGTTCATTAGTTTCCTCATATAGATAATGATGTTTAAGAATCAGCATGTACTTTCTAGGACAATTCTCAATTATCTGGTAAGTAGCTTTTACATATTCTTTGGTCCAAATACTCTGAACTATTTTATCCTCTTGATGATTTCTAAAACTGCCACCGGATCCAACACTATCAAATGATGGTGACTGTATATTAGTTAAATTCATATGTGAGCGAGCTTTCAACCTTGGAAACTCTTTCTTGAAGTAATTCTTTACATTATCAATAGTTTTTTTCTCGTCCAATTCTGGAAATAAACCCATAATATACAGCCCCCATAAAGTGATATAATTGATTTGCTGGAACCAATTAATTAGCTGCTCACTTTGTGGGTGGCTTTTTTGTTGTCTAATTATGATTCTTTGACTTGCTGATCTTAATCAATCGTCTCTGCTTTGGCCCACTATGTTTCCATTTATCTAACATTTTATCCAATGGATCATTGACCCACTCATTCTTAACTTCGTCGCTCATTGAAATATCTGTCATATCAACGTTAATATTCACTTTGATGTCTTTAAGATTTACCATTACTTAAAGCCTCATTCCTATGTTTATTCCTTCTAGCATTCAACCGCTGCCATTCATCGTCTTCTCTATATAATTTTTTACCGATCCTGTTATTTTGACGTATTATGTCTTCTATATAAAAAAGCTCTTTATGCATAGCAGCTGCTATTTCTTTAT